CCAATGCTGTTGGGCCATGAGAAAGATCAGGAATTGGCATGCAACACCCTTTAACCGTTGGACCGAGGGATACGGCTACGGGTGGCCTCCTTCTATTATCCTTTCTCATTTCCTTGCCAATTTTCACGGTATGGTCAACCTTGAGCCCTGCATATTCTGGGAACATGCCGAGCTTGTTGGGAGAAGCCAATTCATTGGGCGGAGCAATTAAAGGTACTTCATTAGGTCTATATCCCCTCGCAATCAGGATCAATTGCGAGGGTTTAGGCGAAAATCCGAATGCAAACCATCAAGAGTGCTCTCCGAACGCTGCCTTAAAAACCGTACAAAATATTTTGCTATCATAACACTATCACCGATTGTATTATAAAAATTGGACCTGCCGTCCCTATCAATATTAACCATTTTTAACGTATTAGCATCACGCTCTATCAGAACGTCAATGGACTTAATATCAGTGTATAAGCACCTATTACGCGGGCTCAATATTACGTCGAGGACAGTATCACATGCGCGGAGTGTTTCCTGCTTGGATATCCAAATGTACTTTGGAACAGTCTTAGTTGACTCACCGTGCAACACATTGCCTACCGTTCTATATGGCCTAGATCCATTGTAATCAATACTAGAACAGTCCAAGCCAATCACTGAACGATCAGCTCGAAAAACCATCCCAGATTTATGGTACTTATCCTTCGCATCTTTAACAGACACATAGAACTCATTGGACCATGGTGAGACAGTCGTGGGCAAATGCAGATAAAATGAGGTCACAATCCACTCACGCCTAACTGAAGGAAACAATTTACTCTTATCCTTAAAATTAGGGTTACGCAAATCAACATCCTTGGTAATATCACATTTTTTGACAGGGGCAAAATGTCGAATCATATTTTGGTCGCATATTCCTAGAAATTTGTGAGCCTTCTTGACGCTTATCAGATACCACCCGATTGTGGTCGAGTTAAGTAAAACTTCGATGTCATAACCGCTAAGTACAACGGATATCAAGTAGAATATATTAACGACAACAAACTTAACCACAAAAAAGGCAGTAATTAACAGCTCAAAAAACTGGAAATAATAATTAATACTAGGGACTAATTTAAATATCCGCGAGAACATACTCTCAATTATCAAAAAGAGGATTCGCTGTTCAAAATTAATCAATATCAAATCAATGGCGGTAAAAATCCAAAAAAGCCCAAATAGCAACCAAGGAGCAGACACACCTTTCGGACCATGTGAATCAACATACATGAACGGGGAATATTCGCGTGATTTCTCAGCCTGATATTCCTCATCGAAGTCAACCTTAGGTTCCTTAGGCTCACGTGCTTCAGTTTCCTTTTCCTTTTGTTCATTGAGCATCTCCTTTGCACAATCCATAGCTGCATCAGCTTTAGCGATTGCATCGCGAAGAGCATTTCCAACCAGATCAGACTTAGCTGGAGGGTTGATGGACGCACGTCCTCCCGGTAGGCCACTGTGGTCAAACTTACAGTTTTTGCGCGTACACTTGGCACCGTAGCGACAAGGTGATGTTAAATGTACAACAACACACTCGGGTTTGGGTGGTAAAATGGTGCACGCAAC